AACCTTGTGACCAAGTACGATACGCTCGACACATTGGGCACGGGAATCACCGTACGAACGGGAGCGACGCCCGTCACAAGCGAAGCAAACCCGCTGCGAAAGTGGCTGCTCGCGACTGACGAATATTCAATTGGGTCGCTTGAAACGGAAGGATTCCAAGCATCGCTAGAAAACACGTTCCCCAACTTCTTCTTCGATCCGCGCACCCGCCCACTTGTTGCTCGCGTCGGAGAAGGGTTTCAGATTCTTTGCAATACCGTTGCGGCCGGCACGTTTGATGTCGGCTTAACCTTCGCGCAGGAGTGAGAGAATGCCTGACATATACAAGACAAACTTTCCCGTTACCGGCTCTGCTGCTGGCACAACCGAGCAGATCGTCCTAGAGAACCCGATTGCGTCGACCAGACTCGCACGGGTTTACATTCCGCTGTCTGTGGTTGCGGATCAAAGCTTCACCGTTTGGCATATTCGCCGTCGTAATGCGTTGCCCACGCAAGGCACGGGTGAAGATGCGCCAACCGAGCAAACGCTTTACGCGATGGACTCGAACTCGCCAGCGGCAACGTGCAAGGTTTATGTCGGCACACCTGGGACAGGGTTGACGTTTGGCGGGACTGTGACGTGGCTCGACACGGTATCTCTTGATGCAAGTGATGCCGGCGACGACATGGAGCGCATCCCCGCGAAGTACCTACCCGAGGATCACGCACTCGTGATTCGACCCGGCGAATGCATGTCGATTGAGGTTCCAGAGGGCGATGTCGGCTACACGATCATCATGCTCTTTGAAGAAGAAGACATCCCCTAGAGCAACGGACATCCTGCCCCGTTGACCCTCCCCGAATAAGTAAGAGACGCTCTCTTCGCTCGGCAGCCTCGACGACCCCTCCGGGCATGGCGAGCGGAGAGGGGTCGTGGAGCCCTCCCTACGCGGCCCCTCTCCGCGTCGTTCTTCCTTTCGGATCGATCCGAAAGGAGAGCTTGACCCATGCCCTAGGACAAGGGCAGCGTGCCTAGGGCATGCCTCGCACGCTTCTTCCCCTTGATGCACCGAGCACGAACGAGCTGCCCGTAGGCGTGCTCTTCGCGCCCCTTGATGCTCCCGCCCCCGAGCTTGCTCCTAAGATCGCGCCTGCATCCAAGCCTAAGGTCAAGACCACACCCAAGGCGAAGGCCAAGTCCAAGAAGACCGAGCCCGAAGAAGCCATCCTTGAACCCGAAGACGAGCCCGATCAAGCGGAGGAGGAGCAAGGGCCTAGCTCCTACGACCGGGCTCTTTTAAGGGCCATCCTTACGCGAGCAGAGCGGGCACGGCGCGACCCCGCCACCTTCTTCGAATTCGCTTTGCGTGAGGAAAAGACACAAGCGCGCATCACGATTGCGGCGCATCAACGCGTGCTCTTCGCCTTCGTGAACGCGTTCCCCCGGTGCGTCATTCGCATGCCCGCAGGTTCGAGCAAAACGTTCTGCATGGCGGGGCTGACGCTTTGGCTTCTCGGGCTCGATGTCACCGAACGCGGGGGTATGATCAGCGCCTCGCAAGAGCAGGCGTCCAAGCCGTTCTCGATGGTGCAGGACTACCTCGAGGACGAGCACAGGGCCTATCCCGAGCTGCATCTTGTCTTCCCTGAGTTACGCCCTTCCCCTCGACAAAAGGACAAATGGACAGAGACGCGCCTTGTCGTGGATCGACCCCCGGGCATTCGTGACGCGAGCCTTGCTGCCATCGGTATTGACGGCGCTCTTCAGGGTGCGCGCTTGTCCTGGATTCTCGTCGACGACGTCTTGAACGAGGAAAACACGAGCACCCCCGCGGCGCGGCAAAAGGTGAACCGTCTGTTCTTTAGCAAGGTGCTTTCCCGCAAAGACATCGAGCACAGCCGCATTGTCGTGACCAACACCCCTTGGCATCCCAGCGATCTCACCTATGCGTTAGAGAAGGCAGGTTGGCCGACGCTCACAATGAGCATCGAAGGGGACATCACGATCGCAAACGCGGACGATTGGGATACCGACGATTTACGAAGCGACCCTCGCAGCCGCGACCCGCGCAACGAGAACCTACGTCTCACCGCGCATGACAGCGAGGATTACGGCGCTCCCCTTTGCCGTCGATTGAAGGACGGCGAGATCGTCCGAGCAAACGAGCAAGAGGCGGATGCGTTCCAACGTGGCGAACGACGCGATCTCTTCCGCTTCGATATCGATGGGGAGATTCCTCTTTGGCCCGAGAAGTTTCCAATCGAGGCAATCGAAGAGCTACGCGATGTCACGTACGTCAACGAGCCCCAAACGTACAATCAGCTCTACCGCTGCCTATGTCGCGATGATGCGAGCGCGAAGTGCAAGATCGAATGGATCGAGCGCTGCAAGGATCAAGCGATTGCGCTTGGACATCATAGCTTCGTCAGCGAATACCGGGGATCAAACTTCACCGTCACGGGTGTCGACCTCGCGATTGGGGAGGACGAGAAGCACGATTACACGGCACTCTTCACGTTCGAGATTATCCCGTCCATCACGATCCCGACTGAGAAGGGACAGCGGCAAATCCGCAACGCGCGCAAGATCCTCGATGTCGAATATGGGCGGTTTGCAGGCCGCTCGGTTGTGGACAAGATCGTCGACAAGGTGCGCCGATATCAAAGTTTCGTGCGGGTTGAGACGAACGCGGCGCAAGACTTCTTGCGGCAATGGGTGCTCGATATCGACGCATCAATTCCCGTCCGTGCGCACACGACAGGGAAGAACAAGACGCAGCGGATCATCGGCGTTGAAGGGCTCTTCATCGAGCTGGAAGGGGGCGCGTGGATCATCCCATGCGACCCAGCGACAAGACGCGTCCCTGATGCGGTAAGGCGTTGGATCGACGAGTGCCTCTATTACCAGCCGCCCCCGGCGCACACGGGCGATCTCTTGATGGCAAGCTGGTTGGGCCGGGCGCAAGCAAGGGCGCTTGGTGCCTTTGATGGAGAACGTGGGAACGGAAGCATCGCCGCCGGCATCGCCGCGCGATGATGGACGCATCCCCCTTTCGGATCGATCCGAAAGGCAGAAGTGAGAAAGAGGACAGCCGTGCCGAATGAATTCCGCTACTACCGTTGGCGCACTGTTTACGGGAAACGATTGTGGTCGCTCGATGCAGAGTTTTACGTGCTGCTCGGGTCGCTCTTCATGCTCGACGTTGCAGCCCAAGCCGAACGTGACCACGTGGCAAATCTGCACAAGCAAAGTCAGGAAGGGGCGGTCTATGCACGCAAATGAATGGGCGCAATCCCTCGCAACGAAGCAGGCCGTCGTGCTCCACACCCAGCTTGGAATCGTCGGGATCGTGTCGCGGTATTGGGAGCCAGGCACGTACCCAAGTAATCATCTCGACGAGAAGGGCGACGCAATTCCGCTCGCGTGCGCGGTGCTCTCCTTTGCCGATGGGAATTCCTTCATCGTCACCGACGACGCCCGGACGTACCTGCTTCCCCTCGAGCAAGAAGAGATCGCGGTCTACAGCGCTCTCGTCAACGAGATGAGCGCGCTTGTTTTGGGCTCAACCGTGACGCTGCGCAAGACATGCAGACCCGAGAGATTCCCTATCGCTCTCGCGCTCATCGGCACGGCGCTCACGGCGCAGCATCGTGCCTTGCGCGCGGGTTAGGCTTGAACCTGTCCCTACCCCCCTGCTACGCCGGAAGACATGGCACCTTCCGGCGTAGGCGGCAAAAACATCGTCCATAACACCCGAGAGAGAGTGCTCTCGGGCGACCACAACCGAGAGCAGGCGGTGCACGACCAATCGCTCGCGGAGATCCTTCGATGCATGACGGACGCGAGCTTCGAGCTTGATGTTCAGGCCGGCGGGGTCGAGGTCTTCAGCACGGGTAGCGAGAACCCTCTTCACGCGACCATTCTTGCCGGCATCCGCCCTCGCCCCGAAGTGGGCACGACAAACCTGTTCATCGAAGGCGGGACGATCTGCATCGTTGATCAAGCAACGCCCTTGGCTGACGATTCGCGCCTCGCCTTCGTTGTCGATCCGGGCGTGCAAACAGCGGGCGCTTTAACGCTCACGCCTGGAAGCGGAGGCGCGATCCGCATTGACGTGATCGAATGTCAACGCGTCGAGACGGTTCTCGAGACGGACAACCGTGACGTGTTCGATCCGCTCACTGGGCTTTTCTCCCCCACGCTCGTCGACAAGGTAAAGGCGGGTCGTCTCACCTACCGAATTCGCACGGGTACACCGGGCGCGGGATTCCCAGGTGTCAGCGCGGGATGGTTACCCCTTGCCGTCTGTGCCGTGCCTGCTGCTGCAACGACGTGGAATGACGTGACACTTTGGGACGTGCGTCCTCTCGCGCACGAACGGGTGCAGCAGCCGTTCAACGCGTACCCGAGCTTGAACTACGTACATCGGCAGAACGTGTTCAGTGATGTGGTTACCGTGCCGGGCGAGGTGCGGGTCAAGGGGATGGTCGACCTCTCGCTTGGTGCCTATCGCGTAGGAGGTCGCATCTTCGCACCCGGGACATCGGGCAACGAATGGATCAACGTGGCCGATACATCGCTATGGGCAGCCGGGTTGTCTTCTGCAAACGAGCCTTGGTATCTCTACCTTGTCTTTCCGTTTGGGCTGCCAAGGTGGGCGCAGTATTGCCCTGCGAGCGCGGGGATTCGCGAGCCGCGAGGGCTGCGAGGGATTCCCGTTGTTGCTCGATGGTTGCCCCGTTATGACGGTCGACCCATGACAGCCGTTGCGCAAACGCCTGCGTGGACGGGCTTACTCGACACACCCACGCAAGATGCGGTCGTTGCTCTCGCCGGGCTTCAAGGGCCGGTCGGTGGACCGTACGGGGTGCACGCGGACGGGCGGGTTTGCCACTTCGTCGATGATCCCGGCTCGTCGAACAACGCGACCTCGATTAACGGGACGATTTGGTCGCAATGGACATTGCTCGATAACGTGACGAATGCAGGCAATGCGCGCGCGGTCTACATGGAGTTCACGTTTGACTTCAACGTGACGAACTCAGGAATCATCACGTATTCAAGCGGCGTCTACGTGGGCGGCCCCGATGGCATCTATGCAAACGCAGCAAAGCTCGCATCGGCGGGCGGCCCCAATCGATCCTTCGCGACAGATGTGACAGGGACCCTTTCAATTGAATTCGCAATGCGCGTCCCGCTCGTGATCGACCAGACCTACGCGGGAGCACGTAGTTTCAAGGTCCAATGGAATCACGGGTTTGGTGGTTCCGCGACGTACACGATCACGTCACGGAAAGCGCGCGTTATCGGTTGGGAGCTTGGTCCCTGATGGGATACCTTGCCTCGCATCTGCCTTTCGGATCGATCCGAAAGGCGAGCGAGGGTCGTCGGGATGGAAAATCAAGAACGGGTTATCGTTTGGGATGGGACAGGGCTGGAGAGGGTTGGCGCGCTCGTTCGTGCCAACCAAGCCCTTCACGCGGAAGAAGCGCACAAGCGGATCATCACGCTCCCGTGTGACGCGAAGATGTACAACGCCAGCGCGCTAGGCGGGTACTTTATGCGCGCTTGGGGGTTCGGTGTGCACTTCACCGAGATGCGCCCGCAAAGGGGCTGCCTGATGGCGCTGCATGCGTCGTCGGATGTGCCCTACCTGCATTGGGTTGCTCGCCTTGAAAGAGTCGATAAAGAGCGGGGGCTGCGCGGTAGCTTCTCGATTGTCACAGCCGGCGATCCAGTGATCCCCATGGTCGGCGCTCTCTCGGCGATTGGCAGGCCTGTGGACCTAACGCAGATTGGCGAGCCCGATGAAAAGGGGGGTTGGTTTCTGCGCGGCAAGCTCATGCTTCGGACAGGGCAAGATGGGCTCTGTCCGCTTGCAATCCAAGCCGTGAGCGACAACCTCCGCATCCGTTGGGTCGCGCTCTCTCAAAGCCGAGCCGAAGAATGATGCGGTTCGTTACTGGGTTGGTCTGGGACTTGGTGATGTTCTTCGTGTTGCGTCGCGAGGGAGAGCGCAAACCACACGAAGAAGAGCCAACCATTGACCAAGCGCACGTCGCGCAAACCCCCGTGGTGCGCGTAACGCAAACCGCGACAGAGATGCTCGCACGACCAAGCCCATCCCCGTCTCTCTCTTCGGTGAAGGACGAACCGTTAGAGGGGAGCATCGAAGCTCGCCGCAATCAGGGCGAGATGCGGTAAACGAAGAGGCATGGGTCTCTTTCGGAACGACGGACAAAACATCCCCGGCTATCCGCTGCCCGTGCAGCCCACGCTTCGCGGTGCAAATGGCACCATCTACGCCGTCTCATCGTTTGGCGTGGATGCGACTACGTTCGGCTCGTCGTTCCGACCGCAATCGCTCGTCGACAGCGACCGGCATCGTCAGCTCGACTTCCGCTCGCGCTTCTATCGGTGCACCCAACACGACCATAAGCTCTTCGACATGCAGGGGCGCACTGTTCGCGCGGGGCAATTCTCACAGCAGCCGCCCCTGCTTTCTTCCTCGCCGCCCCCCTTCTACGTCCCGCTCGATCAACGCAGGCCGAACAACCCCTATCGTTTGGCGCGGCTCATCACGCAGACGTTTACCAACTTCATTTTCGGCGAAGGTCGGTTCCCCAAGATTCGATGCTCGGGGGATCCTGATGCGGAAGACTTTGCGGCTGCGCTTATTGACGCGAGCGAGCTACCGAGCGCGATGATTCGTGCGCGTAACCGTGGCGGCTCGTGCGGGAGCGCTGCTCTGTCGTGGCGGTTTTACCAGGGCAAGCCGAGCGTGCGCGTCCATGCCGCTGAGAACATCTACGTGCACGAATGGGTTGACCGGGACGAAGGGATCATCGCGCACGTCAGCGAACTGCGTCTTGTCTACCGTGAGATTTGGAGCGCGAAGACGAAGAAGATTGAGCGCGTCCCGCATTGGTATCGGCGCGACTGGACACCCACCGCAGACGTCGTGTTCGTCGAGGTGCCGATGGGCGATGACGGGTCAGTCCTGGAATGGGTGATTGATGACGCGCAAACGATTGTTCACGACGACGGGTTTGCGCATTTCGAATGGATCGAGAATCTCCCCAATGACAACGACGACGGGGGTTATGACGGGGAGTCCGATTATGAGGGCCTCTACGAGCAGATGAACACGGTCGATTTGATCAACAGCGTCCTGTCGACCGGCACGCTGCGAAACCTCGACCCGACGCTCGTGCTTCGCCTCTCGCAAGAAGCGCAGGCAATGATGGCGAAAGGCGTGTCGAAGGGAAGCGACAACGCCCTCAACGTCGGTGAACAAGGCGATGCGAAGTATTTGGAGCTTGGCGGCTCGTCCGTTCAAGCGGGGCTGGCCCTGCTCGACAAGGAACGGCAATACGCTCTTGAGGTCGCGCAATGCGTGATTCCCGACCCGAATCAGATTGCAGCAGCCGCGACAAGCGGGCGTGCGATTGAGATGATGTACGCGCCGATGGGGGCGAAGACGAGCGTCCTTTGCACGCAATACGGCAAGGCCATCACCCGCATCGTGGGGCAGATGGTCGAGAGCGTACGCAAGCGGATGCCGATTCAGCAGGAAGACGGGACGCTCGAATACCCGGTCGAGGTAGACGGCGAGACGGGCATCACGACGCCGATTGAATATTTCCTCGACCTTCCCCCTCGTGAGATCAGCGAAGACGTGATCGGAATGGATGGCCGTCCAACGGGAGAGCGCACCACGAAGTACGAGCAGCGCAAGCCCGGAACGAGCCGTGTATTTCAGTGCGATTGGCCGAAGCGATTCAGCGCGACGGATGCAGATGATCAAGCGGCTGCGACAACGCTCTCGACAGCAACGGGCGGCAAGGCATCCGTCTCGCAACGAACAGCCGTAGAAACAATGGCGCGTCGCATGGGCCGCGATCCCGCGGATGAATGGAAGCGCGTCAGCGATGAGCAACGCGTGGCGGAAGAGCGAGAGCTTGGGATGTTCCCCGGCACGGGCGGGGCTGTAGAACAGCCGTCCGTGCAAGAGGAAGAGCAAACCCAACCCCTTGAAGAGCAGGCCCAAGAAGGGGCGCCGGAACCTGAAGCATGAAGCCCGCAAGCCCTCTTGAGATCCTACGACGCAGCCGACAACAAGCGCTCGACTTCGCGGGCAAGGCGGGCGCCGATCGGATGCGTCACATTTTGATGAAAGCGCAGCGCGAGCTAGAGCAACGCCTTCGTCAAGCGGAGGGTTTGACCGGGCCGGGCACGGGGAGCTTTACCGCAACGCAGCTCCGCGCAACGCTCGCGCAAGTTCGTGATGTGCTTCGTGCAACGGCTTTGCCTGCGATGCACGCGGACATCGTTGACGTGGGGAAGATGGCGGCCGAGAGGGCAGCGCAAAGCACGATCGAATATGTGCGCGCTTCAGACCTGGCCTTCAAAGGGATGACTCGTCCGCTCGCGATTGATCAAGCCGCACTCTTCGAACGGTCGATTGCAGGGACCGAAGCGAGCATCCTTCGCAGGATCGGGTCGGACCCAAAGGACCCACGACAACCGGGTGTTTTGCAACGGTACGGGATGAACACGGTCGGCGCATTCGAGGACGTGCTTCAAACTCGCCTGCTCGCGCAAACCCCGTGGGCGGATGTCCGCAATCAGCTCATTGCCGAGAGCCCCTTCCTTCAGGACAAGCCCCTTTATTGGGCAGAGCGGATCGCGCGGACAGAGGTGATGGGCGCATCGAATCGAGCGAGCAGCGAATCGATCACGCTCCTCGGTGATCAGGTTGACGATATGGTGAAGGTCAACAGCGCGACCTTTGACAGCCGAACGAGCGCGGATAGCTACGCGGTGCACGGGCAGATTCGCCGCCCTAACGAAGCATTCGATTCGTGGTTTGGGAGCTTTATGCATCCGCCCGATCGCCCGAATGATCGCAGCGTGGTCGTACCTCACCGTTTGGCATGGCCGTTTCCTGCGAGCTTGAAGCCGAAGGGGGATGGGGAGATCGCGTCGCGCTGGCATGCGGAGGGGCGGAAGGGTTCGCCGCCGGCACGACCAAGGTTATCGACCGTGCCACTCGACAAGCTCAAGACGGGCTAGCTACCAGGCGGCAATCTTCAACAGGATCTCATCTATTCGTGCATTCGAAGTTTTTCGGCTTGGATGTTCGATGAACACGATCGGTGCTTTGCTTTCGATTGATGTATCGATCGAAAGCACCTCGTTTCGACAATCGGGCGAGATGCGAAACCCATCCGGTAAGTTCACTTCGGCCGGGCGCGGATAATCGCCATATCTGTCTTTTAATACGAGCCGGCAATGCGGGCACACGATGAGGTTTGCAATTTCGTAGAGGCGACGGATATCGCGCAGGTTGGCAGTAACGCCCGCCTTCAACCTACATCCCGTCCCCCCTTTGCCCTCATAACCAAAGTGATCGATCCATGTCGACATGGCGTTCCTCCTGCATCGAGCATGCAGCCCTCGACGCGCGCCTCTCGCTCGCTGTACCGTTATTCGCATGTTCGTAATCCGACCCGCGCCCGGGGACCCGGGAATCAGGCGGGGCGGTGATGGTCGGTTTGTTCCGGCTGCGCCTCCCCAAGTCGTTAGGCAATCCTCGAACGAAGGTGTCGACGTGATCGACTTCGTCCATGAGAAGCAGCAATCACCCGAGCATCCGACGCCGGGCGCGAAACGAGGGATCGGGGAAGAAAAGCCCTGGCCCCCCGCGACGCCGCCTGCTCGTATGCCTATGCGGATTCGTTAGAAATCATCCATCTCCCTTTCGGATCGATCCGAAAGCAAAACACCGAGGAATTTGAGCCATGGCACAAGACGGTAAGACCCCCGGCAACGGGACAAGCAATCCTTTCGGTAACGGGCAGGGCAGCGTGAGCGGTCCGCGCGCTGCTCCCTTCGACATGCAGGCGCAGCAAAACCCGCAGCGCCCCATGAGCGAAACGAGCTTCCCCACCAACCAGGTTCCGCCGGGCGGGAAGAACAACCTTGCGGATCCGGTTGCGGGCTCGCAGAGGGCAGCGCAGATCGGCACGACTGCGACGACCAACACGCCTCCCTTCCGGGTGCGGGGCTAGCGTGGGGCTCGTCGACATCTCCGGGGGGCTCTCTGCGGGGCCTCCTGCGGGGTGCGGGTGTGGAGACCCCGTGCTCGTCTTCCCCTTCGAATTCCCGGGGGGTTGTTCAGGCAAGCCCTACTCGACGATCACGCAAGGGGGGCGAACGATCATCTCCCCCGTTGATTGGATCGCGCTTCCCGGGATCGGTCCCGATGGCGACGTGAAGCAATGCGATCTCTTTGCGCTTCGGTGCGAAGGGACCATCGAGATTGAATTCACGTTCGACAATGGAGCGGGGGGTTCGACGACCGCTGTTGTTCCCGTACAAGGTCTGTACTTCAGCACCTTCTTCGCGCCGAAG